TGCGCGCCATCGTGAGCCCGTTCGCCACGAAAGACCGCCCGATCATCTCTTACCAACACTCCGTCGTGCCCGGCAAGTTCTGGGGCCGCGGTGTAGCCGAGAAAGGCTGGAACGCTCAGCGCGCACTGGACGCAGAGCTCCGCGCTAGGATGGACGCTCTGGCCCTCATAACGTCCCCTATGATGGGAGCCGACATTACACGCTTGCCTCGGAATCCGGATATGCGAGTACGTCCGGGCAAGGTCTGGCTGACACGGGGCCGCCCGAGTGAAGTCCTTGAACCCGTCATACTCGGTAATATCGACCCGAGCACCTTCAACCAGAGTTCCGAGATGGAGCGTCTGGTGCAGGTAGCCACTGGTGCCGTGGAGAGCAACGCTCCCCTGAATGTGGACCGCCGTAACGAGACCGCCTCCGGCATCAGCATGATCCAGAGCTCGGGCCTCAAGCGGATGCGCCGCACCATGTGGAACCTTGAGCGTCAGTTCCTGAACCCGCTCATCAAGAAGGCCATGCTCCGCATGCAGCAGTTCAACCCGAGCCGCTACCCGGCCGACGCCTCCTTCTGCGTGAAGGGCACCATGGGCATCGTGGCCCGGGAGTTCGAGCAGGCACAGCTGATCGGCATGCTCAGCAACATCCCGCCCGACAGCGAGTACTACAACCTCATCATCCGCAGCGTCGTAGAGCTCAGCGTCTCGCCCAAGCGCGACCAGATATTGAAGAGCCTCGAAGAGATGAACAAGCCCTCTCCTGAGAAGCAAGAGATGCAGCAGATGCAGCTCGAATCCCAGCGGGAGGCTCTCCGGGAGCAGCAGCTGGAGAACACCAAGACTGAGGCCGAGGTTGCCAAGATCATGGCGGAGATTGAGCAGATCAAGAAGCTCACGGACCTTGAAGACGAGAAGGTGGACATCCAAGCCGCCAACACAGCTCTCGGCAAGATGAAGGTAGAGGCACAAGATAGAGCCACTGCTGTCCAGCGTGAGAAAAATCAGCTCGACCACAAGGCCAAGATGAAGGCCGCCAACAAACCCAAGGAGAAGACCAATGGCAAATAAAGAGATGAAGAAGCCTGAGAAGGGCGGTAAGCCCAAGAAGATCGTTAACAAGCGTGCCGGGGAGAGCTCCGAACAGCGCCTGAAAAGGGACATGGCACTCGCTCGGCAGACGACCGACCGCGCCAACCCGTAAGGAAGGAGAAGGGGATGACCTACGAAGAGTTAGATGAGCTAGTCCTCGGGCTTACGTCCGGGGAAGGCTGGGATGCCTTCAAGCAGGTTCTCGACGCCGAGGCGGCTGCATCATTGCAGAACGAACTCGACCACGAGACCATTGAGGACATCAAGTGGCAGCGCGGCTACCGAGCAGGATTGGCGTTCGCATACAATATGCGCGACTACACCAAGATGCTCAAGGAGCAGGGCAATGAGACCTGAACTCAAACGTATCTTTGCTGCTAGCCGTAGGCGGCGGCTCCTAGAAGTCGAGGAATCAACTAGCGATGATTACTTCGCCAACGTCCAGCTTCTTCTGGACGCAGACGGTAGTGACGGATCGACGACTCTGTCCGACCTGTCTCCGAATGATAGTACGGTATCATTTGACACCAACGCAGAGCTGGACACGGCCGACAAGAAGTTCGGTACCGCCTCCATACTGGTAGACAACACGGCTGGCACCGCAGTCTCCGTCCCGGTTGCCGACGGGCTGAACACTCTGAACCTAACTGATGGATTCACGGTTGAGGCCTTCATAAAGGGCACCACACTGGCCGGAACCATAGCGAGTTCATGGACATGGGCAACGCAGACTGGACGGTCTTGGTGGTGGGGAGCCGGCGCTGATGGACTCTTAGCGATATACCTGCAAGAGGACCCCGCCGGCGGAGACAACTGGAGCACAGTGCCCGGAGTAATATCCACGGGCACATGGCACCACACAGTGTTTCAGGTTCAGCCGGCAGGGAACATGGAGATGTTCGTTGACGGCTCGCAAGTCATGGACCAGGCGCCCACAGGCGTGTCAGCGCTTAAGGTTCCGACAGTAGACTTCTGCGTCGGAGCTACCTCTGACAGCAACGACGTATGGGACGGCTGGATAGATAGCGTACGAGTAACTGCGGGCGTCGCTCGCTACACTGACGGGTACGACGTGCCCACCGCAGCGTTCCCAACGTCATAACATAGTATAAGGGGAGAAAGATGCCGATGTATGATTACCAGTGCCCAGAGCACGGGTATTTTGAGATGAAGAACTCGATGGCGGACCACGCAAAGGGCGTATGCCCCACCTGCGGGGCCGCGTCGAAACAGGTGATTCTGAAAGCGCCTGCACCTATGATTGAGGCTATGGCCGATGCCGGATTTCCCGGCGCATTTCATACGTCAGGGGACCGCTTGACAAAGAAGCACCGCAAGGCAGGACAGTACCATAACCCGTCAAGTGATGTCGCGGCAGAAGCCAAGGCCATTGACGCAGAGATGGCATACGCTGCTGAAACAACTAGCTCTACACCCTGATCCTCGGGCGAGCTAGCAATCCAGTACCGTACACCCCAGCGTGGGAGCGGGACAATATGAGGAGTCATTGACATGGCTAAGTTTGAAGACTATTTACCGGGTGCTACGAATGACCCGAACCGTCCAGCGGGCGGGCCGATGGATGAAGAGATAGGTGATGCATCACAGCAGCAGCAGGCGCGTCAGGACGACGCTACACCGGCTACGAACTGGGAGGAGCGTTACAAGGAACTTGAGAAGCTGAACAGCCGTCAGGCTCAGACGCTAGGAGAGTATCGCAAGACTATCGACACGTTCATTACGAACCCTACACCTGCCACAGAAGCCAACCCTGCCGAGGAAGAGTCGGGGACGATCTCCCTAGATGATTTCTACGAGGACCCGAACGCAGCGGTGCTCAAAGCCGTTGAGTCTCATCCGGCAATTCGGGAAGCACGCCAACTCAAGGAAAAGATGCAGGAGCAGGAGCGCACGTCGGCTCTGGAGGGTTTCTCAACCCGGCACCCTGACTACAGTGAAGTAGGAGCAAGCCCCGAGTTCCAGAACTGGGTCGCTGACAATTCAATGCGCTTGGAACTATACCAGCGCGCGGACGGTTACGACTTCAGTGCTGCGGATGCACTGTTCAGCCTATACAAAGCTGAGAAAGGCATCTCCCAAGTCAACACGCAGAGAGATATTGACCAAGCCGAACTGGTGAACAGCTCGGGCGAAATGGCTCCCAAAGAGCCGCCCAAGTATAGCCGGTCGGAATACATCAACAAGCTGACGCGGGCACGCCAAGGCGATCTTGAAGCAGAGGACTGGGTGAAACGTCACTCAGCGCATTACCGTATGGCGATGGCCAGTGGCAATGTCCGTGACTAATTGATTGTTCTTTTAACCACCACGCAAGAGGTACATTACTATGTCTACTCTCTACGCGCCTGATACAGCAACCAACCCGACTACAGTCACCACGGCTGCCAACTTTATCAAAGAGTTGTGGTCGGATGAAGTTATCGCTGTATACAAGGCTAACACCGTTATGGTACCGCTCGTCCAGTCTATGCCGTTCAGCGGCCAGAAGGGCGATACGGTCCACATTCCGAAGCCGTCCCGCGGCTCTGTGAATGCCAAAACCGCTGGCACTGGCGTCACGATTAACGTCGAGACCGCTGGTGTCTTCAACCTCAGCATTGACCAGCACTTCGAGTACTCGCGTCTCATCGAGGACATCGCCAAGATTCAGGCGTTGGATTCGATGCGTGCGTTCTACACGGACGACGCTGGTTATGCACACGCCCTGTCTCTGGACAGCGCAATCCACACCGAAGCTGCGAAGTTCTCGGCTGGCGACACGACTGCCGGCTCGTCCTACTCCAAGGCTGTAATCGGTGGCGACGGCTCGACCACGTGGGTCCAGACCGGTTCCGGTAACGGTTCTGCTCTGACCGATGCGGGTATCCGTCGTGCAATCCAGTCTCTTGACGACGCTAACGTCCCGGCTCGCATGCGCGCTCTGGTCGTTCCGCCCGTTGAGAAGCGCCGGTTGCTTGGTCTGTCGCGCTTCACGGAGCAGGCATTCGTGGGTGAGGTTGGTTCTAGCAACTCGATCCGCAATGGCCTGATCGGCGACATCTACGGTGTCCCGGTATACGTTTCGACGAACGTACCGACCGTAGACTCCTCGGACTGCACGAGCTATCGTCCGTGCTTGATGTTCCAGCGTGAGGCTATGGTCCTCGCAGAACAGCTCGCACCGCGTACTCAGTCGCAGTACAAGCAGGAGTTCCTCGCTGACCTGTTCACGGCTGACACTATCTACGGTCTGGGTACGCCCCGTCCGGAAGCTGGTGTTGTCCTGATGGTTCCGGCTGCGTAATCTAGGTAGGGGGTCCTACGGGGCCCCCATACCCTCTACACAGGAGGAATTATCAT